AAAAGTTGTGTATTGTCCGGAGTATTTGCAGAGAAAGCCTCTAAGGCTGTTCCGGAGAATCCATAGAGAATAGTTTGGTCGGGAGTATTTGCAGTGAAACTTACATTATCTACACTAGGACTTACAAATGTAAAGGTTCCAAATGGTGGTATTGGATATGAAGTTGCACTATTTACTAATAATCCAAAATCATCATATGGGAAACTTCCTGATGGTTGTTGAGTTATTAATCCAAGATCATTTCCGCCAAGAACATAGGAAGTCACACTTCCATAATCTAACGGAGGATTATAAATTGAAGATGTATTATATGACTTAGTTACACTTTCCAGAGCAGCGGCCGCTGCGCTGTCATCCATTCGGAGCGTACCCGAAGCAATATATGGTCTTACAGTTCTTTCTAATCCACTTCCTATTTCAAATACAGTACCATTTCCAACCCAAGCAAAAGTAACATTTTCATCCAGAACTCCAACACTAAACAAAGTTCCGGAAGCAACATAAACTTCTGATTCAGTAACAGTTCCACTAGTTAATTCAAGTTCTAGAGAACCAAATGGAGTTATTGTAGAATTGTCGTAAATATTTCCAAAATTTTCATAAGTTGCAGAATCAAAAGTTTCTACCTGATTTATAACTGTAGTTGATGAAAAATCAATATTTGTACTACTAAAATTTTTATTTTCGTCAAATGTCTTAGTTGTTGATGAAAAATCTGTGTGCGGTAAATAAAAATACGTTGTATAATCTATAACTGTTTGTGCCGGTAATGATAATCCGGCAGAATAATCTACACCTACGTCAACAGAAGAAGAAATACTGCCATAATCTTCTGTAACGTAAGTGTTTGTGCTTATTGTAGAATTATATACATAGATGCTCATTTGTAATCTCTACCGACACTTGCAGATATTCGCAAAAAAGAGGATCGCCATAAAATAGCAATCCTCCCATTCACAATTAAAATTATTAAATTTTTTAGTCAAGTATCAATCAAGAGCAACGTTTAATGTAATCTTGATTTGGTCTCCATTATTTTGAACTGCGTATGGGCCATTTGTAAATCTTTCAGCATACATAATTGAACTATATAGAGTCGCAGTGCTCAATCCAGCGGTAGCGTTTGGAGTAGGAGTAATTGAAGGTGTAGTTAAAAATTCATTAGCATTTGGTACAGAGAATACTGTATATACATTAGATGTTAAAGTTGTATTTCCAGTTCCTGCAGCAATATAAAGAATATCTCCAGAAACTAGTTGATGACCAACTGCTGAGATTTTACCAAAACTAAATTCTACACTTGGATCAGTTGCAACTTGAATATTATCAATCAGTGCTTTATCAAGATAGACTACTTTAAGTGCTCTATCAACTCCAATAACTCTAGTTCCTGTTTGAATTCCAGCATTACCACCAACAACCATTCCTAGAGTAAGGTCATCTACACTGACATCTGGATCAACGGTGATGTAAGAATTACCAATAACTCCAATAGTTGGATCGACTGAACTACCTTTAGTGATTGTAGTTCCAATACCAACTGATGCATAATGAACTTTACCCTGGACAGCAACAGGCATGTTGTTTGCTCTGGTTACATAATAACCATAAACATCACCAGCATCTCCAGTAAATGTAAAGGTTTGTTCAGGATATGTTGCGGTAGTTCCAGAACCTACCTGATTGATTCTCCAACGAGAACCATTGAGAAGAATTCCAGTTTGAGAAGTATAACTTTGATCGTTTCTATTGTTCACACAATATGGATAACCTGTAGTTGGCGCAAATCCATAGGCATTAGTATTGCCAATTCCATATGGCTCATAGTATGCAGTCGCAGAAGGAACATCTGACTCGGCTGGAGTAGTGTTACTTGTAAAAAGTTTTAAAACTAAGTTTCTGGGAGACTGGTCAGCGAGACTTGCAGTGTGGTTGTTCTGTGCAACCAAGTATCTGAGTGACTCAAGTTCTCCAATATTTGGAACTAATAGTGCCATTTAAACAACTCCCCTACAGGTTATGATTTTTTAATAACTATCTTTATTTATAATTTTAATTTTAAAGAAACTAGAAAGCGATTTATATTGTTGACTGCAACAACATCAAAAGTTAAAATATCTCCAGCTACTAATGTAGTATCCCAACCCGTTAAATTATCATCACGAACTTTTCTAGAGTTGGTCATTTGTGGATAAACTCCACCAACTATAGAAGTAAAAGTTGGAAATGTTGAATAGTTTGATTTCTTTATATCTAAAGTAAGATCTCCTTGTTGATCTGCAAGAATTACCAAAGATTCTATAACTCCACTTACATCTAGAGTGACAGACCCTTTATTTCCAGACAACATTGCAATTGAACCACTATCAATAACATAATTGATAGTTCGTGTTAAATCTGCTGTTGTTGCTAAAGCAATAATAAAAACATCATCTCCGGGATTCGGAGCCACAGTAAAAATAATGTTGTTTGTTGAAGTAGTATAATCTTCAATTGGTTCCATTACAAGATTATTCTTAACGACAATCAATTGTTGATCATTGATTGGAACATAAGAATTTCCACTTGCATTTAATCCAAAAGTATGAGCAACTCCTGTAAATTGAGAATTTATGTTGTCAAGAATAATATTTCCATATTGAATGGATTTGGTGGGAATCTCATAATCAACACCTATTCTATACGGACCAGGTTCGTTTAATGTTACTAAGTAATCAGTCATTATGATACTCCTGGAGTTACCAAAACATTTCCTTGAACAGCTCTGGATCTATAAGAATTAGGAGAAATAAGAATAACATCATAAACATACCTACCACCTTCAATGGAGTCAGTTGCAGTATACCCCATAGAAACCGCAATCTTTCCATTTAATCTATCTACAAACGTTAAAGTTAATGGATATGCAGTAGAAGATGTTGGGTGTTTTCTAATTGAAGAAATCCCCGTGTATCCAGTTAAATTTAATGGTGCATTATTAGTATTCCTGATTGTAAAGGTGGCTTGAAAGTCAACCCCTTGTTCAAGAACTAAGTTTACATTCCTTGCCGCCATTATTGGAACCCGTTTTTAAGTATTTATGAGTTGGAGTCTAATTTAGAAAGAATAAGTTTCATCATATTTTTTATCTCGCCGACTTCATTTTTTAAATATTGAATTTCATCCTGTTTTTCAATCAATGAATTTTTATGTTGTAAATATGAATCATAGTCAGATGAGGAACAATTTAAAACTGCTCCAGATTCCATATCTCTATACAAAGATTTATTATTTTCTATTGGTATTAAATTCATTTTATATAGTTGCTATAGCTCTAAAATCTCTTATCAATGGTACATAAGAAGAATTTGTTCCTGACATTAATACTTTAATTTGGAATCCTTGGAATTGAGGTAGATTTTTAGCATTATATTCATAAGATCCAAAGTCTTCAAAAGAACTGGATGGTAAAACATTGGTATCAGACAATCCATTATTTAAAGAAGAATTAATAACATTTTTGTTAACATCTAAATTAGTATAACCTGGGAATAATTCCCATAATGGATTGGAATTTTGATCAGTCCTAAACAATCTATACAAGACTCTTATATCATTAGTGGAGTGTCTGTATGCATCAAATAGAACTTTAAGATTATCAGAAGATTGTTCTAAAGTAACTATTTTACTTAAGTAAATTGCGGCTGTTGGATCTGAAGTTGTTGTATTGACTCTAAAGTCGGATGTATAGTTTGTTACTTTAGAGTTAATTCTGTTACCTATTGTAATTAAATTGACTCTATCCAAATCTATAACAGGAGAAACCAAACTATTATTGGTTGTCATATCCACTTCTAGAGTAAATGACTTTGATCCAGGGAAGTTTGATAAGTAGGCATTTTCATTTACTTTTGAAGCAACGATTCGTGGAGAATCGAAATAATTAGTTTCATTCAATGCCACAGATTCAAATCCCTGATCTAAGAACGCCGTTAAAGAAGAATCTGGAGTAGAACCAGAGAATGTTCTTGCTCTAGCTGACACTGATGTACCTGAAGGTAACATTAATTGAATATTTGGTCTAATTGCATTGAATGGAATATTTTGAGTGGCTTTTGGACTTCTTCTAGAGCCAACAAGAGGGACAATATCATATGAGCCACAAGATTTACTAGAAGAGAAATATAATTCTGGGAAAGAATTGATATTTAAAGAACTTCTATCGGTAATTGCTACTCCAGCTATACCACCTTGATTTATTTTGATATAATAATAATCCAAATCGTTTGGATAGGTTGACTGATCAGCATCTGCTAAACTATGAGTTTTGTTTATTCTATTTAAAGAAACTCCAGCCAATTCATACTTATAAACAAGATTTCCACTAGAATATGATCCAGAAATAGACCCACCAACATTTCTTTGAATACCAGTAAGAGAATTTGTATATCTGATAATTTCATCTTCAACTAAAATGTATCCTGGATTTAAAGTGCTGACAACAACATTCTCAAAAGTAGTCAATATTCCAATTGAACTGACTACAATTGCATCTGTCGAAGATGGAGAAACTGAAGAGGTTAGGGTAACTGGTCTAACATCTGGTTCTATTCCACTTAGTGTCACATAATCATTATCTGCATACATTCCATGATTATTATGGGAAACTCTTAAATGGAGTCCATCAGATTTGACATTTGAATATCTTACTGTGGCACCAGATAAATTAGTTGTACCAGAAACACCGACATAATACAATGAGTCAGTAGAATTTTCATTTATGTTTCCTTGAACTTGATCTAAGACTAAAGAATTAAATGCAGATATTATACCAATATTATTTGGAATCGTTAAAACAAGATTTTT